AAAGATATCTATCTTTCAATGTATCAAGACTAAACTTATCAAATGTTTTTTCTTTATCGTAGTCTATTTCAATTCCTAAGTAAGGCTTAGTTCCTATTTTGTCTTCAATCATTTTCTTTATCCTGTAAATGTATTGCTATTATAGCATAGTGTACTATCTTTAGCAAGTCCATTTTGTTTTTACCACCCTTCTGTCCGTATCTCATAGCATACTTCATGATGTTTCCCATAGCAAAACCCTCTCCATGTCCTGCATCTATTATCATATCTGATGCTTGATACTTTCCGTTGGAATAATGTAAGCCATACGTAGCGTCTACATAGCTTTGTATGTCTTTTATTATTTCATCCTCATTAAATTTATAGTTCATCGTTTCTCCAGTTATCAGGTAAAGTATTTTCACTGTACCATGTAAATTTATTTTTATCAGCCCACTCTGCATGTGTTCTTTTAGTGCCATCCTTTCTTCTCTTAGCCTGTGGCATAGGAGCATAAGGACTCAAGAATAAAAACACTAACTCTTGATTTGGCTTGAGTGCTTTACGCACCCACACATACTTATTATATTCTTGATAGTCCCAAAATCTACCCTTTGCTTCTAAAAGATATTCTTTGTTACCTATCCTCTTTACAAAGTCAGGCTCGTAATTATGCTCAACAATGTAAGGAACTTTATTCGTGTGATGTTTCCACTCTTGTAAGATAGTGGTGTGCAATGTATGCTCCCACTTAGAATCATATCCCTTTGGAACATCCTTTTCTTTTGGTCTAACCTTCCTAGGTTTTCTAAAGCCGACCATTAAATAACATCCGAATAAGTAATGTCATCTATATGTTTAGTTCTTAAAACCTTTTTAATTCTTTGGGCAAACCACCTAGGGGTGTAGGCAGAAACCATTAGTTTTCTGTTAGCATAGAAGTGTGTGTCTTCAGGTAAATACTTTTCATAATTATCTACGCTTACTTTCTTTTGTTCTTCTTCAGTAAGCATACTCTGTAACCACTCTACTACAAACTCTTTAGATAGCTTACGTACTTGTTTAGTTTTTAATTCTCTCATAGTTTTATTTCCTCAACCTTTGGTTCTTTAGTAACCGTTGTAAAATATACAGGACCTTTGGCATACTTGAAAGCTCTTAGTCCTTTACCTTCGTTAGAATCTTTATGGCATTCTATCTTATGAGGACACCACCCACAGTTCTTAGCTAACTTCATGTTGCCTGAAAGACCTTCGGCTACAGGAGTATAACAAAACTCAGGTGGAGTATCTTTTACTATAAGTTCTTTTATGTTATCTATCTTAGATACTATGTTAGGCTTTTCAATATCGTCAGGTATGTAAGTACAAAGCTCTCCTGTTTCTTTATTCATAACCAAGAAACCACCCTTGTTTGTACCCTCGGCTGCTTCGTAACCTGCTAGTTGAGAGAGATAACCAAAGGCATCATCTTCACTTAGTGTACCTTCTTTAAACTTCTTAAAGGCATAACCTGATGCAGTCTTTACATCTACCACTTCTCCGTCTATCTTACAGTCCATGTGTCCTTTGATTCCGTTTACAGTTATTTCTTTCTGCATGTCGGTAAGTTTATGACCAGTAAGTTTAACAAAGAACAAAAGTAAAACCTCAAGTAAATGTCCGTATAAGAATTTAATCTGTATGTTAGGCTGTAACTTTTCTGTTGTGTCTGATTGAGTATGAGCATCATACCACAAACGTCTTTCAGGTTTACCTATGTTAGACATCCTAAGAGTTTCTTTGTTTGTTCTGTCTTGAGGAGTAGCCCAGTGTCTAAGAGCATCAGCCATTTCTTTACCAAACTCTTCATAAGTTTCTTCTGAAATGTCTAACTCATTGCCTTCTGTCAGAGAATCTAACATGGCATAAATGTCGGGTACTAAGTTACTTAGCTTTTTCATTTTCTGTTTCCTTGAATGCGTTGATTACATCCGATGAGAATAATTTTTGTAGGTTAACAAGAAACATTTTACTTGCGTTGTGGTCTCCACCACTTACAGTTCTAAACGTATTTGCTTTATCTACTATTGTTTTAAGTACATCTGTTTTAAAAACTAATGTGCAGAACTCATTGTCTCCTACACATAGATTATGAAACCAGTAATCAGATTCAGTTGCCCTGATGCCTGAAGGTTTACCGTATGATTCATATTCTATACAGATGTTTCCAGACTTTTGCCATAAATCTTTTTCAGATTTAACTTCTATTTTTTTATTGGTCATCATGTCTGCTATTTTTTCTTCTCTTATTGTACCATAAGCCAAGTCAATGTCAAACTTTTTTCTGTCTTCTTTTATTGGTTTCATTCTGAATGCTCCACGAATTTTAATTCTCTTGTATGTGGGTTAAAAGTTAATAACTGTACTCCCATTTTTATTTGTTTCTTTGTTCTATTATTTGAGGGTAGTAATCCTTTACCTGTATCCCAGTTTACTTCTCTGTTTTTTCTTGCATATAAAGTTTTTACATCTATTAAAGTTGTTTCATTATTTTTTATAGCTATCAAATCAACTGGTCCTGAACAACCTGAGTTTTGAAAAACCTCGTAGCCTTTATCCCATAACCATGTTACAGCATAATACTCTGCGAAGTCTCCTTTTCTACTTGTATTTTTAATGGGTTTCATACCAACTATCTCCTATTTTATATTCGCCTGTTAAAGGGCAACGCATGTTGTAATGTTGTCCTGCTTTTTCTATTGCTTCTACACCGAGCCTACCTACAAAGTCTGCTTGACTTTCAAGCACTTGTATCTGCCACTCATCATGAATGTTAGCTACAAACTTTGCATCTAAACCGTTAAGTCTTATGTTATCGTCAAGGATAACTAAAGCTTTCTTCATGGCTATTGCACCACCACCCTGTAATAAAGTGTTTAATGCTGCATGTTTATGTCGTAGTAGAATCTTACGACCGTCTAACCCTTTGAGGTAGCTCTTCTCCGAAGCTCTGTCAACTCGTTCCTTAAGAGTTCTAAGTGTTGGTAGACCAGTAAGAAAGCGTTCTCGCAATCGCTTACCGTCTGCTCTATTTCCTTTAATGATGCTTCCAATTTTTTCATCTCCTGCCCCGTAAATGAGTGCATAGATGAAAGTTTTTGCCTCATCTCTTGATTTAAGTCCAGCAAACTGTTGGTTAGCTGTGTGAATGTCTCCGTTGATAATTTCATTTATGTAATCCTCGTCAGCCATATAGTGTGCTAACAATCTAAGTTCTAATCCACTTGCATCTATACCTACAAGTTTGTAACCTTTTGGTACAACCCAACAAGACCTACACTCTTTACCATACGGACTGTAAACAGCAGGTACTTGTGCCATGTTTGGACCTCTGTGAGCCATACGACCAGTGATAGCACCAGTACAAATGACTGACCCATGCACTCTACCATCATCTTCATGCACTGCATCTATCCATGAATGGACTTGAGCTAATCGCTTTTGATACAGTAAGAAGTCTGCTATAAGCTGTGCTTCTTTTATATGAGTAATCTTTTTAAGAGTAGTCTCGTCAACAATAGCCTGACCTGTTGGTGTAAACTTATTGGGTTTCCATCCAAGTTCTTGGAGTCTTTGACCTATCTGTTTCCTAGAGCCTAGATTAAATTCTTGAAGTGTCTTCCTCATAAAAGGTTTTTGTTCAAGCGTACCCTCTATTATATCAGAGTACTCCTGTTCTGTCAATCCCTGTTTGGAAAGTTTACCATCTTTTTTTAGTTTAGGTTTAATTATTTTGTCATCAATCCATATAGGTTTGAATGTTTCATGTACCTTATCTTCTGTTTCTTTTAGCTTACAACTTAACTCTGAAGCTAGGAACATTGCCTGTTCATCATTGAAAAGAAAACCATTTTGTTTTTGTTGTTCAAGTATATGTGTAACTTTGTGTTCTAACTTTATACATTCTTTTGAAAAACCTAAAGATTCTTTTTTCAAATAATTAAATAATTTATAATTTATATCTACATCTCTTTCACAATAAGATAACATCTCTTGTGTAAAGGCAGACCACTCAGGGGAATCTTTCTTAGGTAAGCCTAGCTTGTAACCCCACTTAGCTATGCTGTGTCCACCCTCTCTTGTAGGGTTTAGTAGCCTAGATAAAACTAATGTATCTATAATTTTATCTGAGTGGTATAAGTCTACACCAGTAAGCTTCTTGATTACAGGTATATCATAACCTAATATGTTGTGTCCTATAAGCCTGTCTGCTTTTTGTAAGAACTTTATGCCCTCGTCAAGGGTGTCTTCGTAGAAGTGATAGAACTTTCCGAGTTCATCTTGTGCTACGAGACACCATATAACTGAAGGATTTAGTCCGTCTGTTTCTATGTCAAATACTAATTGCATATTTGTCTCCTATTAAAATGGTATGATATCTTCTTCTTTAGAGTTAAGCATTTCTAAATCCTCATACTCTGCTAACCTACCTGTTTCTTTGTCGTACACTAGAGAACAAGCCATGCCTACATCTCCTGTGTATCTTGATTTAAGTATACGAAGTTTAGTTGTTCTTGATTCTAAATCATCATCTGACTGTTGATTTCTTTCTAGTGCTATAACACAGTCGGATAGTTGAGCAATACTATTTGAACCACGAAGATGAGATAAGCTTACACTGACACCATTCTCATGACCTTTGTTACCCTCGATTCTACGTAAGTGAGAGACAAGAATAATACCTGCACCTGTTTCTTCAACCATGCTACGAAGTCTGTGCATGATACTGTCGATAGCCTTACGTTCATCCCCATCAAGCATAGAACTTACTAGCATATGTAAGTGGTCTACTACAACCCATTTACAATCACAACCTACGATAAGATATCTAAGCTTTGCAAAGATAGCATCAATGTCGTTAGCACCAAAGTGAGCATGGATAAATACCCTGTCTTTACTGAAGACCTTATCGAACATGCTAGTAAGCTTAGCATCTCCATAGTCATCACGAACACTGTCGATAAATAGTTTGTCACTAGCTTCGATAGAAAGTATACCATCTACTGTACGCTTCCAGTCTTCTTCAAGTGCAATGATACCTACGTTGTCATCTGTCTGATTGATAAGCCAATGCTCAAGCTCTCTTGTAATACTAGACTTACCGAGACCAGTACCACCTGTAAGAGTTACAAGCTCACCTGCTCTAAGACCGAGTAGCTTTTTGTTAAGACCTTCCCAAGGATAAGGCACACTTTGTTTGCGTTCTCTGTTTAAGAAATCGTTTTGTTTCTCTGATACCCTGATGATACCACTTGGTGTGTAGACTTGTGCATCCCACCATGCTCTTGTAAAGTCTTGGTGTTTACCTTTGTTGAGCATATCGTTAGGGTCTTTGTAGCCATTAGGAAGCGTAACTATCTTTGCTTTTCCGGGCTTGATAATACTAGCTACCTTTTGCGAAGCTTCGATACCTGCTTTGTCTTTGTCAAAACATATGACAACATTGTCAAAACTTTCTACATACTCAAGGCTTTCTTTGATGTCCTTGACAGCCGAAGCTGCACCACGTTTGATAGATACTACTGCCCACTTACTACCAAGTAATTCGTAGGTAGCCATAGCATCACACTCTCCCTCAACAATCGTAAGATACTTACCACCTTCTTTGAAAAGGTTCTGACCAAACAATCCTGAGTCTTGTATAGTACCATCAAACGAAAAGCGTTTGTCTCGTACATACCTAATCTTTGTAGCACACTGCTCGTGATTAATATAGAAGGGATAAAGGTGCTGTGCTAGTTGACCACTTGCATCATACACAACCTTAACACCATACTTTTCTGCTGTCTCTTTAGATATATTTCTATCTGTAAGCTTTGCAAAGATACCACCATGTGCATTTACATTAGGCTTGGGTGTCGGTTGTTTGATATAGTTTGTCATTGGCGTTACGTTTCCCTCGTAGTTTGAATAAAATTTGTCACAACTAAAACATTTTGCAGACCCATCAGCGTTGACAGACACTGCATCTTTGCTACCACATTCGTGACATGGAACATGATACTTAATAAATTTACTTTGTTCTTGCATAATTACCCTCGTTGTTAAATAAAAAAGCCACCCTGTTTTACGAGAGTGGCTTCGATTGGAGATATGAAAAGTTAATTAGTCTTCTTCGCTAGAAGCTTCCTCATCAACTGTTTCTTCTTCAGACTCTACCACTGCTTCAGGAGTATCCTTTAAGAGGGTTTCAAGATTACCCCTATGTGCAGAACTCGCAAAGTTTAAAGCTTCTAAAAGAACTTCCAACGTGCCTACCTTATTGATGGTAATACGAGCATTGTTTTGTAGTTCTTCATTTTCTATTTTGTTCACATCATAAGACGTGACACCTTCATCATTCTTAATACTAATAATCATATTAAAATTCCTCCCCGTCTCCAAACGGGTTTAGCTCAGCACCGTCCTGAGTTTTCAAAGCTACTAAGTCAATGACTTGCATAGCTTGAAAGTCCAAGCCTTTGAACTGACCATACTTGTTGTCGGTTTCCCACTCATTGTATTGAACTTTGACATGAGAACCATTACCCACTACATCATCCATAGCGTTCTTCTCTTTATCAAAAAGTTTAGGTGCATTTCTTACCATGCCATTCGGACCGTTTACTTTTCTCTTTATTGTCAAGGCTCTACCCACAGAGGTCTGCCCACCATTCTCATCCTTTACAGATAAGTCTTTTATCTTGAAGCCACGAGCCTCAAAACTATTTGCAACATCATTCTCCACTACTAAATCAACTGTATACACAGGCTCAAATGTAGTGTTTGGTGTTGTTACTGAAGCCCAGTAGGCTTTTCCTTCTAATACTGCCATATAATTTCTCCTTTGTTGGCGTTTAATTGGGGCTATTATACCCTACTTCTTGTTGAATGTCAAGCATTATATCATCCATTGTATAACTACTTTCGTCACAAAGTTTAACATAAAAGTTCTTGTCTTTCCAACGAACTTCGTATGCTATTTTGTTTTCGTATAGTTCTTCAAGGTGTTTGCTTAACCACTCCTCAAAATATCTAAATTGATTTCTGTTTAGTTTTGTAAAACCTTCTTCCATTATTCCTCCTCGGGTAATATCTTTCCTGTCAATACACCAACACCACCTGTTGCTGATTGTTCTTGTGTATTAATAGAAGTTCTTAAAGCTTTATGAGTCATCTTTAATAGTTCAATATCTCTTTCAAGCTTTGAAGAAGTTTCTTCTAAAGAAGTTATCTTCCTATTAATAGTATTAATATCATTACTATTGTTTAGTATATCATCATTGAGTACAATAACACTAGCATACATTGTTACACCTACTACTATAACTAGTATTAGTTTAATTAAAAATAAGTTTATTTTATTTACCATTCTGTTACATCCTTTTTTCTTTTATCATTATATTTTACAACACGCCTACCACTTGCATAACCTGTGGTTTCACGTTCCCATTTAGAATCTTTAAAAGTTACTTCAATAAAACTAATATCTTTATCAAGTTGTTCTTCTTTTAGTTTTTCTTTTTGTTCTTCTACTATATCTTTGTACTGTGTCATAGTGTTATGAACTCCATGTAAGGTTCTGCTTTGTGTCCTTCAGGTAGCCATTGTACCATATCTTTTACCTCTTGTAAAGTTAAAGTTGTAGCTGTGCTTTCTCCCTCATCATCATGTGCTAATATTAAACCTTTACCTGCATAATTTGCACCAAGCTCTATCATTCTAAAGTATTTTTGATTGTCTTTGAATAGACCTTCATCATCAAGGTATAAATCATTGTTTTCTTTTGCCATAGCTACATCAAAAGTTCTACAGTCTATAAGGCTATATATTTCTTTATAGTTTCCTGAGTATTCTACCTCAGTAATTGTTTCTTCGTGTGGGTTTATTAGTATTCCTTTCATTTTGCTACCTCCATGGTATGTTGGTTATAATAAATACTTTCAGCTAAAAACTCAAGTATTGTTTCTCTATCATCATCTGCATGAAGTTCATACAGATAACAAATCTCATCTATCTCTTCTGTTAATAATAGTTTAGCATCATCTTCTAAGACCTGCTCATATATTTGTTCTAATGTTCTTTCGTTGTGTATGTTACTCATCATCTACCTCCCATGTTTTTACTTCTGTTATTTCTAAAGTGTCTTTATATACACCCCACCTATCCCACATAATATCTATAGCATGTTCTTTGCTTTCAGCATAGTCATCTAAAGAATCTATCTGAACAGTTGTGCTTACTGTTATCTCATATACTTTCATCAGTTCAATCCCTCCACTTGATTCCAGTCCTCATCAAGGATAAGTACTTCTTCAAAGTTATGTTTATAATCTATGTCCAAGTCTTGCCAGTTTTCATACACCTTTTGAGTTCCATCTTTAAAAGTTATGTGTAGGTCTGCTCTTAACAAGTCCCAATCTTCTATCTCATCCCAATCAATACCTAGTTCATCTAAATCCCAACTAATATATGCACTGTATCTAGCTTCTATCTTCTTAGGTTTAGTTCCTTCTAGCCAATCACTCATTATATGATTCCTCCTTTTGTATATCAGTTATCTCATCATCTCTTAAATATATGTTATGTTCTTGTTCAAAAGTTTCCTTTACATATTCTATGTAGTCTTCTTTTGTTTCACAATCTGCACCTATATCAAATACAGTATAGGTTATTTTACTACTCCATGTTTTCATTATCTACCTCCTATGCTGTTTGTATTACAAAGCCACTAGTATCTTTCTTGGCTTTACCTTTTGCTTTTAGACCAACAATCACATTGCTCTTATCTAAAAATCTTAAATCACTTTCATCTCCATTGACTACCTCTCTACCCTTGAAATAGATAGGCATATCTCCATTGAATACAACTGCTATGTTGTAAGCAATCTTGTCGAACAGATTGGCGTACTTCATATTAGCTTCACTGTAACTCCATGTCAAGTGATAGTTTTTATATTCAGATACTTTTCTTGTAGGTATCTTGGTGTAATCATAGAATTGTACAGTCGGAAAGATATCAAAGATATTCTGTCCGTCTATCTTGATAGTCTCCCATTGTATGTCACTAGTACCATTCAATCTTATGCAAGGAAGCTTACCTTTCTTTTCACAGTATCTTACAAACTTCATAACGTCTGTAATCAGGTAAGACATGAAGGTTTCTTTGTCCTCCAAATACAAATTAGTCTTACGCTTTCTAGCTTCTTGTATGACATTAGTGGTTTCACCCTTCTTTATAATGCCACCTCTACCTGCTGTATTTAGACAGGCTTCCTTGCACCCTGCAACGTCCTGATAAGGACATATCTTGGTGTTGATTGGACTCAAATGCATGATAGCAGTCAAGTAATTACTTATCTTCTCACCCTTTAAAACTTTAGGGTTGTTAAAACTCAGTAGTTTATAGCTCATAAAT